AAATCGCTCGCAGTAAACAAGCGATTTAGCCGAGAGGTTGCGGGCTCAAGTATTTTATTGTAATTATTGATCTCAATATCACCGAATCATCTCGTCTACTATACACATTATACGCTATATAGCTATGCTATACTTGCGTTTCCTAGGGTTTCGGAATACCTAGCTGCTGGATTGCAGCGGGTGACTTATAACTTGCGATTCCAGAGCGTTAGCATGGTTAGCAGTAGAGTTAGCAACCGTGATTGCAATAACTAGACCTCTTCAGTCTCGTCCTTAAACTCGACTGTTAGTCTAATGGGACATTCGTCCTTAGACGATAGGAACTTTTGGGCCTTGAAAGCATCCATCGCCCTAGTCTCATCGTCCGTTTCTTCGATGACTTCCCAACCCTTGGACATCTTAGCTTCGATTGTAAATGTCGGCATGTTAATCGTGTCTCCGCTGCCAACCGGGGAACACGCGGTCGGCATATTTGATAGCCGCCTCTTGACTATCGAGTGTAGCATACTTTCGTCCATCTTTCAAGACGAACCAAACTTTGATCGGTTGTCTAGTGCGGACGATGGTACCGAGTCCCCACCGGATTTCGATGTTGGGTTTGTTTGTCATATTTAGCTCCTTCGCTTGTATGCGTTGCAGCTACAGTAGCAGCCACAGGCAGAGTGATGGGCGCGGTAGTCCTCGAAGGGGTCATAGATGCGCTTCCCCGTCAGGACTACAATGATGCGGTAGATGTAGTATCGGAGGTTATGCATATGACTAGTGCGGGAATCGAACCCGCACAAGCCTCCAGGCTAGTCTACGTGCAGGGTCGGAAGATCGGCCGCGGTGATGCGATGCGGCGGGTTGATAGGAGCGGTAGTGCGGGTGCGGCGGGTAGTGCTGCTAGAGCGCGAGCGGCGAGGGATGACGTACTGCGAGCCGTCGGCGCGCGTGACGAGCGTATCAGTCAGAGCGCGAGTGTGCACCCTAGGCCGACGAGTCCCGCCGACGGAGGTACCGTCAACGATGCCGATAGGCCGTGCTAGTTCGGTATTGAGTTTCAGGTGCGCCATTGCGCGAAGCCCTGCCTTTCTGTTTCGACGTCTCTCACTTGCAAGAGGGACTGTATCGCCCCCACGCGCGGGAGGTGTTTACCGTCCCCGCTAAACTTCGAGAGCTAAAAATGATTCGGTATCGTTAATGATACCTCAGCAGAGGGAGGGTCTTTTGACGCTTTAGGATCGTGTCCTGGGGGTAGCGTGTTCTCTGCCTCAGTTCCGTTACCCCCACTAATCTTGTACTAAGACTACAGACAGGCATTAACACAAATGGATGATAAAGCAGCAAAAGCGTTACAGGCAGAGTTGTTAAAGGTTCAGGTCGAGCGCGATCGTATATCGAAAGAAAAGGCTGCGCTCCTTGAAGAGTTTGTAACCGCTACTGACGAAGAGGCACCTGAGAAGGTCTGGAAGAATATCAGGGCTGAGATGCCTGACGCCTTACAGATCCTCTCTAACTTAATGCATAATGCTGATTCGGAATCGCTTAGGGCATCTATTGCGAAGTGGTATGTTGAGCGCGGTCTTTCGCCGATGAGTATTAATATGGATCCTGAGTCTAAGAAGCTAAACAAGCTCTTAGAACAGATGAAGGCGAATGACTAAATTTACGATTCGCGGTCGTCCAAGGTTCACGGTCGTTCCATGTCTGGACTGGTTTAACTAAAAACATATGCCGCAGCAGCATACCAAGTTAAATCCGTTCAGGCCAGCAGAGGCCGTGATGATAGGCGGTGCGGTGGGATTACCTTATGCCGGTATATCCGAGCAAATGTTTAATCCTGCCGCGCCGCTTTGTGCTTGTAGATTGTGTGGCAGGGTTTATCAGACACCATATCATAGAAAGCTCTATGATCTCCGTAGGTTAGTTGCTACAGCTACCGTAGATTTACTAACTGATAACATAGAGATAGCTAACCTGACACAGAAGTGCTTAGACCTAGGGAACAAGTGGCGTGAACGTCACACTAAAGCGGCTCATACCGAGTCTGAGGTAGAAGAATTCGTAAAGACTGGTTGGGCTTTTACTCCTGTTGCGGCACATAGACTAGCGCCGTTTGGTATTATCCCGTTGGGTCGTATGCACGATGATATTGCTGATTCAATGTATGAAGCTAGCCGCGCCCCCAACCTAACCTTTTTAGAAGGTGGTGAGTAATTAGTCATGCAGTACGCCGAAGTTCTCTTCGAGACTGGATCGAAGTCGATTATGTCTTTTGAAGATGAAGATGAGCTTAAAGGCTTTTTAAGCGAGCATCACCGCAGAGCAGTTGAAGGTGAAGCAGGTGGGCCAACTGGTCAGCCTGCTGAGCGTGTTAAGAAGGTTCTACTATACGACAATCATCCTGGTGATAATGACAATACGATGGTGAATGCGTCTAATATCTCGACTCTTGTTAGTGGTATGTCGAAGAAGGGTGAGTTAGACGGTTATCAGCTTATGGCTGCTATCAGGGATGAAATGTCTCCTGTCTATCCGGTAGATCAGGGTAAGCATGAGTCTTTCTACAAGACCAGTGATAATGGAGAGCTGGACTTGTCGTTCTTAGAGGGTGATAAGGCATGATGCACTTACATCACTCAGACATTTATGGCACCTGCTTGGACGACTCCTGTGGTGGTCTTGGCGAGGAAAGCCACTTTGTGCATTTTGCTACTATCGTCTTTCAGCGTTGGACTGACCTGCACACTAATTACATTTTAGGCAATAGTGGGAGTATCACGCCGCCTACGTCGTGGAAGATTTGTCTTTCTACGACGGCTGTGTCTACAATGGCTCGTAACTCTGCGATTAGTGCGACGGTTTCGGGTACTAACGTTAACGAGATTGGTAGTACTACTGCGGCGGGTTATGCGCGTCAGGACGTTGCAAGGTCTATTGCTCAGGCAGGTATTGATTGGGCTGCTAGCACCTTTGACAATACACTTGCTACGGGCGGTACGTCGCAGGCACACGATCAGGTGACGTTTAGCTTTACTGGTACTCCTAGCCCTGGTGCTACACTTTCTTTCTTTATGGGTGACGGTACTACTATCAACGCTGGACAGATTTATATGGCGTCTGATACTGCTGCGACTAGGAACTTTGCAAACGGAGACACTGAGAAGGTTACAACTACCGTAAAGTCTAGCTAGTCTATACCCTCTGACCCCCGACTAGTCAGTATGAAGTCCCTTGGTGCCTTAGGCTTAATGGTTATGCCGCCAAGGGACTTCTTTTATAACATTAGATGGAGAAAATATGCTTGCGCCGTTTAAGGGTTTGTATGAATCAGGACGAGAAAAATTAATTGCTTTTGATAAAGCAGAGACTTTTCGTGCTGATTCTGTGCGTTTTGTGCGTAGAGCGCCTATTCTACGTGGCTTAACAAACGATGAATTATACAATAGGTTGCTTAGCGGAGAGATTGAGCTAGATAAAAAGAAAAAGATTTTAATACCTGTTGTTGCGGGAGGTTCTGAGGCTGGTCTTTATTCGATCACAGCTAGTGGAATAACTACAGGTACTGCGCTAAAAACGCTTTTGGAACTAATTAGCTCGGCGAATGTCTCGCCTACAGTATTTCAGTGGTGGTGCGAGTTTAACGGCTCGAGTGCAGCGACAGCTATTTTAACCGAGTTTTTAAGAGCAACTGCTTCATTTACTGGCGGGAACGCTGTTACTCCTAGCTTGTTACAGCCGGGTCGTAAGGCTGTTGGCAGTTCCGCCAACTCAGGTGTAGCAGCTTCTACTAACACGACAGAAGGAACTAGAGGCGCTATAATCGAACAGCATTATGTGCCTCCTACTTCTGGAATTGTAATGCAGTATCCACTTTCGCGAGAACCTGAAATTGCTGTTTCAGATAGAATGAGGATTAGTGTTACGGCTGGCGCTGCTGTTAGTGCTGCTGCTGGAATGATGTTTTCTGAGTAAGNNTAAAGGATAAAGGAAGGAACAGTTAAATGCCTGCTGGTATTAAATGCGACGCAGATGGTTGTGACCAGTTCGCTGAGTTGCCGCATGACGGGATGGGTAATTTCCAGTTATTAGGTAACTGGTTAGAAGTGCGGTTAGAAACTGGTCGATTTTATGCATGTAGTCCGGAACATGCTTCTAAGATTGCGGATTATCGAATGAAAGCACAGATTGAAGGAATTAATGCAGCTAACGAAGATGCTCGAAAGCGCAATGAAATGGCTCAGAAGGCCAGTAGTGGAAATGTAACTAGTGATGACCCCGGATTGAAGAGTGGGCAGTTCACTGATGCTAACTCAGACAAGTGATCTTTACATTTTTATAGAAGAAGTTAAGCCTGGCTATACAAGATACCGTCAACTAGATGACGAGGGGAAGTTAGTACGTAGATGGGAAGTTCACGGTACTTGTGATCGTCGCGGCGATTGTTTAATCGGTGCAGTAATTGACACACCTGACGGATCTATTCAGATCATGGATCAAGACCATTTAAATGAATTAAAAGAAGTGCTTGGTAAAGAGCGTATTGACTATGAACTAGACGTTCCTGTTAGCCCGGAATTCAATACTTGTTGTGGTGTGGATCGTTTCTCATACGTAGAATTAAAGATTAACTAATGCCTTTAACTGGAACCCGATCAATATTAGTTAATACGATAGGTAAATTTTACCTACACGACGCGGTTACACCAAATAGTGGGACTATGCCGTCTGCTGCTATAGGAACAACTGGTGATGCTCCAGGCGCGACTACTGCTAGAGATGCAACTGATACCATTGGTGTCGCAAATCCAGATATAGAATCAACTGTTACTGCTACTGCTAATCAGAATGCGCAGAATTGGGGTCATAGGCGTTTCGTCTCTAGACCATTAGCTGCCCAAACTATTTCTTTGGGTACATGGACTCTTAGCTACGCAAGGAGCGAATCAAACACTTCACATAATCAGTCTGTTAGATGTACTATTTACACTTGGCGGCCTTCGACTGGTTTATTAGTCACAACTGTAGTAGCTGCAAATGTTATAGTAGGAGCAGAACCTACTTCTGCTAACTCAGAACAGGCTGAATCAGTAAGTGGTAGCGGCAGTAGTGCTGTTGTACAAAATGGTGATATTTTAGTGTTTGATATCTACACAAGTTTTACACAAAGTATGTCTAGCGCATATACAGAGACATTTGCTTACGACGGCGATACAGAAGGCTCGACTACCAGTTGTGCAAGTTTTGTGCAGGCGCCTAATCCTATAACTTTAGCCGGAGGAACTAATCCTGGCCCGGCTCCTTTCGTTAGTCAGGCAGTTAAACGTTCTGTGTATTACATGCTTGGTGGGCTGTGGAAGCCTGAAAAGAAACGTGTGATCATGCCAAGAGAAGCATTATTGGTTGCGTAGGCGGTATTTAGGTAGACGTGGCTTTACTAGCTAGAGCATATCCGGTTCCTGGAGTTCGACGGCAATTCCGTCGTTCTGACATTCAAAGATTTGGGCCTTGGAGCCGTATTACTTCTGTTGGCGAGGTTATAAACGACTATACTCGCTCGCTTGGAATCGAAGGTGACGGTCGCACCGTACCTGACAGTTCTTGGGGATTTTGGAGAGGTAGCACTAATTTAGTTACAAATGGTCGTGCGCTAGTAGATACATCAGGATGGGCCACTGTAGGTGCTGCTACTACTCTCAATAGAGTCACTAATGCTACCGATGCTCCATTCGGGCCTACTGCGTTTTCTGCTAGTATAGACGGTAGTGGGTCTACAGATAGAGTTTATTATAATGCAGGTGTTTCCTTAAGTGCTGGAACCCGAGTAACTTGTTCTGTTTGGGTCAAAGCAACTACAGGCGGCGACGTAGGTAAGAGTTTAACTATAACTGCTGCTTCCATTTCTTCTACTACACATCTCTACGACGTTGTTACTGGATTAGATATTACGTTACCAACTAATTGGACTAGATACAGTTTAACGATTACTCTTGTTGATCCGGCAGAAGATTTACGTATAGAGCTTGGTGAATTCACTGATGGTTCTGCTTGGCCTGCTGCTGCGTGGTTATTTACAGGCGCTCAGATAGAAGTTCAGCCTTATGCTACGCCATACATAGATAATGGTAGAACTAGAGCACGTGGTTATGCTATTTTACCTACTAGCGTAATTTCTACTTTACAGGGTTGGATTGCATGTCGTTTAAGACTTAATCAGGTTTATACTGATAGAACTTCCGATTTCTACATCTTTGATGTACTGAATAGTGCAGGTACTAACAGTATATTTTCTTTGAGATATAATGCAACATTAGATCGTTTTGAGTTTGGTGGTACTGGTACCCCAAATCAGCCGTCTACTTTTGCGGCTGGTGATGTTGTTACCTTAATAGTTACATGGGACTCGACATTTGTATCGATATCTTTAAACGGTAACTCGCTTTTATTCGCTCGAGTCTTTGGTACAGCAGGTAGCGGATCATTAGGTCGTTGGTTTTTCGGACTTAGATCTGATTTAAGTTCTTCGTTAGATAATGATATTTTATGGGTAGCTGCTGGTACTGGTACGCTTAGTGATGATGACGCTGCTTCTATTCATGCAAGGGGAAATACTGACGACGCTACTAACTGGCCTAGTCTCTCCGCTGCTACATTCTTCTGGCCTGCTGATACCGATGTATGGTACGTTCCTACTCTTGCTACTGGAACTGCTTATATTGATTCCGCAACTATCTCGTCTAAGACGACTCCAAGCGTAAACGAGATAGCTCAATTTGTTGAATCAGCGACGATTTCTGGCTTGACGAGTCCTAGCGGCTCAGATGTATACACGCCTCCGGCTACCGTTTATACTGACACCGGGACTATTGCTGGTAAGACCACTCCAACTGCTGCAGAGATTGCACAGTATGTAGAGTCTGCAACTATAAGTAGTAATACTGTTGTCAGTTCTACTGACCTTGCGGTAGATGTAGATTCTGGAACTATAAGCGGTAAAACTACTTTTAGCGGCACAGATTTATTAGCAGCAGTTGACGCAGCTACTATTAGTAGCGCGACTAGTCCTAGCGCGACTGAACTGGCTGCTTACGTTGATCAGGCGTCTGTTACAACTAGTACGTCTGTCTCAGCAGCTGAACTACACGAGATACCCGACGCTAACACGATCAAATCTGTTACGTCGTTAAGCTCGTCCGAGATAGCAGCATACGTAGATTCAGCTACGCCTACTAGCTCGACTTCAGTTTCTGCTACAGAATTACACGAAATACCCGATGCTGGTACAATCAGCGGTACTACAACTGTTACGACTCAGGATACAGCTCAATATGTTGATTCGTCTATTATTTCCGGAGTTAGTTCGTTGGTCACATCGGATCTGGCAGAATTTGTTGATTCTGCTAGTGTGGCTGGTTGGACTACTCCTCAGTCTAGCGATATATACGATGCTGTTGGTAGTACTGTTGTTCCTACTACGACGGTTGTAATCAGTTCTGATGTATCGAATTTTGTTGACGCGAATACAGTCTCTGGAATAACCACATTCTCTGGAACAGAAGGTCAGCAGAATACATATACTGATAGTACGACAATATCCGTCATAACTACTGTCTTATCTACAGAGATAGCTCAATATGTTGATTTAACTACAGTAGCAACTACAACTTCTGTATCTGGATCGGAGACTTATGCTAGCGCCGCTTCTGATAGTGGTACTCCTAGTACTATTACTAATATTTCTCCTACCGATATCGCCCAGTTTGTTGATAATAATAGCATTAGTAGTCGTACTAGCATTACTGCTAACGAACAGGTCGCGTTTGTAGACTCGTCAACAGTTTTAGGCTCTACTAGTATTGGTGGCAGCGAAATTCAAAATTCCGTCGCCACAGATACAGCGACTATTAGTGGACTGACTTCGATCTCTTATGTCGAGAGAGCGCAATATGTCGAATCGGTTACGATTACGGGAACGACAACTACAACTGTCGAAGAGCTTACAACGTTCGTTGACAGTGGACTTGCCGGAACTGTTACTACTTTCACGCCGTCGGAAGTCTACACGACGACGCAAGAAGATTCCGCCACAGTAACAACGATCACGACTATAGTTGGTATCGAGTTTAGTCATCTAGTCGTAGTGGAATTTTCGTGGACGGCTTATCGACGTTGGTACCATAATTGGGTTCTCAGAGGTTTTGAGGCGATAACGTTCAGAAGGTGGGCAGAGTGGAGAGTCTAAACAAGAATACGAAGGAGATTATCTCCTTTGAACTCACAGATCGCTTAAACAACGTGGCTGATTTAGCTCCATATACGGTCGAATATCGTGTTGCTAAAGAGGATGACACTGATCAAATTGCGTGGGCACCTGTTGAAAACGTTCAGCTAATGCGGATAGATGTTCTTGTAGATACTACAGACGTAAGCTGGACTATTGGTTCTATTTACCGTCTTTATATTCGTCCACTAATAGCCCCAGAAGCTCCCGTTCTTGGGCCTTATGAATTCTCACTGGTGTAATGGGTTGTAATGCGTAAGAAGCTACCTGTTGATAGACACAAGCTATTCAAACAGCTTAATTACACTCCCCACAGTCAGGCTCAGTGGGACGCGCATGAGGCGTCAGAACGATTCCGTGCGGCGTGTTGTGGTCGGCGTTTCGGTAAGTCTACTTGGGCTGGTCATGAAATGACTGGTCATATGTTCGTGCAAGACAGTATAAATTGGATCGTTGGGCCTGATTATTCACTCGGCGAAAAAGAGTTTAGAGTTGTCTGGAACGATTTTCAGAGATTAGGTCTGCTTAACCGATGTTCCAAGAGCTATAATGTTAAACAGGGCAATATGCGGCTGCACTTCAAAGATTTAAATTCAATATTAGAAGTAAAATCTGCTGAGCGGCCGGACAGTCTAGTCGGTGAGGGCTTGAATCACGTTTGTATGTCTGAGGCTGCTAAGCATAAAATGTCTACTTGGCAGATGTATATTGAGCCTGCACTCTCCGACAAACGTGGTACAGCAGACTTTCCAAGTACGCCACAAGGATTCAATTGGTTCAAGGGATTATTCGATCTTGGGCAGACAGACGCTATTGATTCAGAAGAATACGTTAGTTGGAGATTCCCAACGTGGGTAAATACGGCGATGTATCCAGAAGGATACAGCCGTGAATGTGAAAGCCGGGATCATCCTCGCAAAACCTGCACCTGCAATAAAGAGCTTGTTCGTATCTTCAAGAACGTAAGTCGTATGTTCTGGCTGCAAGAGTATTGCGCTGAATTTACTGCTTTCGAGGGTATGATCTATCCCAATTTCGATGAGACTATTCATGTCAAGGATTTCGAGTACAACCCCTTGTGGAAGAACTGGTTGGGTATCGACTTTGGGTTCGTTGATCCGTTCGTCTGTTTAGATATTATGATTAGTCCAGACGATAGGGTTTGGGTCTGGCGTGAATACTTTGAAAGCTACATTACCAATCAGGAACACGGTAAAATTTTACGAGGCAGAGATAATCCCGAAGGATATCATATTGACGCAATTGCGGCTGATCCTCGTGATCCTGACGGTATCGCAACTCTTGCATGGTATCTAACTGGTGCTGTAGCGAATGATGTAGATAGATCTGCTGGTTACGAAGCTGTACGTAGAGCTTTGAAGATACGAGAAGATGGTCTGCCTGGTCTTATCATTCATCCCCGATGTACTAATCTTATCCGCCAGATGAAGATTCTGCGTTATGCTGAATCAAGAGAAGGACACAACTCTAGGCAGGTTCAGCATGATTATGATGACCACGGCCCGGATGCTCTCCGTTACTTCTTTAATGAGTATTTCGTGCTTGGCCGGAACGAGGGTCTTTCGGCCCTTTATAGTGGCATCGGTAGCGGGACTGAGGCAGAAAGTTTCTTTACCTATACTAGCGGCATAACGCTAGATACCAAGATAAGTTACTAAGTAGTTGCCTCGTCTCCCTTCTTTACGCCGTAAGAGCACTCCTGCCCGTCAAGTTACGGGCACTTCGTATTCTGCTCAGAGTGCTCCTGGCGTCAAACCCCCACAGTACGCTGAGATTGGTAGTGCTGCTGCTGCGCCTATCATCGACAACGTACCTGCTTTATCAGGCACGCAGGCGTACCGTACTTTCACAAGTATGTTACGTGACGATGCCACTGTTCGCATTAGTTTGCGTGCTGGTAAGGCTCCTGTCCTCGGAGCGGAATGGTACATTGAACCATTTAGTTCCGATCCACAGGATTTAGCAATAGCCGAGTTCGTTCAGTTTAACTTGTTCAACGGTATGACGACTCCGTGGATCAAGACACTCGAACAGATACTCAAGATGTTTGAGTACGGCTACTCGGTGTTTGAACCTATTTGGGAGTTACGCGAGTGGGCACCTAAAAAGTCTACTCCGGGTGCCAATCGCAAGAAATATACTATGCTTCGTAAGTTAGCTATTAGGCCGGCGAGTACAATTACGAAGTTTAATTACGATGATAACGGTGGCCCGGTCAGTGTTGACCATAACGCAATTAATGCAGACGGCAAATCAGAAAAGAAAACTATAGAAATCGACAAGCTAGTTATCTTCACATTCGACCAAGACGGTGGCAATCTCGAAGGTAATAGCATCTTACGTAGCGCGTATAGACCTTGGTACTACAAAGACCATCTTTATAAGATTGATGCGATTCAGAAGGAAAGACACGGTATCGGCGTCCCTGATATCGAACTACAGCCCGGATATTCGGATGCTGATAAAAGAACAGCCCACGAATTGGGCGCAAACTTACGCACGAACGAAAAGGCGTACATTGTACGCACCTCGTTTATGAAGGTAGGTTTCGCAAAAGTCGAGGGTCAGTTAGTCAATCCTCTAGAGTCTGCTTTGCACCATGATAATCAGATCATGAAGAATATTATGGTGCATTTCCTCAATCTCGGTGCTGACGGTAGCGGCGGAGGTAGAGCTACTGCTGCTACAGCAATGGATATGTTCTTAAAGTCCATGCGCTTCGTAGCACAGGGTCTTGTTGCAGATCCTATTAATCTTTATTTGATTCCCAACCTCGTCGCGTATAATTTCCCGACGGATCGTTTTCCGCAGCTTAAGGCGCGTGGAGTCGGTGAAGTTAAGGACTTGCAGATGTGGGCGTCTGCGATGAAGAATCTCAAAGATTCCAATCTCATTAGTATTGATGAATCCACCGAACAGTGGATTCGTGCTCAGATGGATATGCCTGCTCTTACCAGTGAATGGACTCCGATTACTCAGAGGCCGGAAGTTGTACGAGAGCAGGGTAAGCCTAGTGAGTTTGATACTGGCACCAATGGCAACAATAGTACTTCTCCCAACGGTGGAGGGGGCAATATCGGTAAATCGCCTTCTAGTGGCGCCGTCTAAGGGGTTAACATGGCAACGGCTTCTAGCCGTCAGATTAAATCCACTAGAACATATACAGTCGAAGAAATAGACGCGACTCTGTCAGGTATAGCGAAAGTTCTTCCGTATACTCGATCTAACCTACAGCGCCGTAAGATGTTTGATCGTTGCGATGAGTGGTTAGACAAAAGACTAGATACAGAATGCCTCCCTCAGAAAGATTCAAAGTAGCATATAGACCCAGTCAAGCTCCTGACAAGTCTAAGCCTTACTGCGTTTATAATGTAGATACTGGCGACATTAACGGACGCTGGCACGCTACTAAAGAACAGGCTATGGCACAGATGAAAGCGATCTACGCCAGTATAGGAAGAAAGAATAATAGCGAGGTATCTATGGACACACCAAAGAGTTACCTCAATCCAGTAAAGAA